GCTCTGTATGGTCGGTCACTGTCAGCCCCTCATCGTGTGTCGTGGGGCGTGCTACACGCCACACCCTCACGCTAAGGGCGGGCGATGCTGATCGTGGTGCGACGTGCCGTGGTTCACCAGTAGCCCAGCTGGCGGATGGATCCCTGCCGGCTGGTCCCGCCACCGGCCCGGAACGTCGACCCGACCATGCCGTCGTCACGCTGGAACTGGCGCAACGGTGGTGGGACTACTACGCCACCGCCTGGCCCTTGGATGACCCACAGGACACTGCTCACAAGGCCTGTGACGTAGCGGTCGTAGAGCATCGCCCCGAGGAGGATGATCCCGGTGGTCTGGCCGGCATCCATGTGCGCGATGTCGAAGACGTAGGAATACCCGGGTGCGGGGTACGGCAATGACAACTGCGCCATCGTTGCCGGGACGACGCCCTGGTCTACCGCGAACAGCCGACCCTCGAGAGACCCACCACCCAGGTCCATCTCCGCGTAGGAGATCAGGTGCTGGCCATCGCCCAGGGCGACAAACGGGCCAAAGAGGTTGACGTACTCACCCCCGACGCCGGCTCCCGAGGCAGGAACCGACCCATCTGCGGCGTAGTAGTTGACCGGGTAAACACCGGAGTATGACTCGGCGATCAACCCCGCCCCGCCCGCGATGAACGGCGAACCTGCCGCGCCGGGATAGATCCCACTGGTGGGGATGCCAGGCATAGCTGAGGCGCCGTCGAAGGAGCAGGACGAGCCGCCCAGGGATACGGTGAAGTTGAGCCGTCGCGGCCAGTTGTCGAACACTGCGAACTGCGTGTGGTCGGCAGGGTTCATATAGATGCCAGTCGGTCCCGAGACCCCCGACACTTCGCTGAGGAGCGCGCCAGTGATCGACGAGAACACCTGCAGTACCGTGCCCACCAAGACGATCCGGTTCGTTGCCGGGTCGTAGAAGTGGGCTGTCACACCCGCGTCGTAACGGGGCGCGAGGCTCGTGGCCATCGGCAATGCTGACCCTGCGGACGGGGTTGGACCAGTGGCGTCGATCAGATACGTCGCGTAGGTCGCGGGCGAGTAGGCAACCCTGGTGATGAGGACCGCGTGCATCCCCGTCGCCACAAGGTATGGCGTCGGGCTGTCACTGGCACCCATGACGATGTCCGTCGAGCCCAGCACTGTCAGGTCTGCTGCGAGGTGCCAGAGCCGGATGCTTTCGAGCGTGTCTTGAACCCTGGAGGCGACCAAGTACGTGCCGTCGGACAGGATCGCGGTGGCCGGTGGACCCCACGGGTTCGGCCCCGACCCTGAGAGCAGGACCGACGAGTGCAGCAGCGTGTAGGTCACTGGATCGGTGCCGGGTAGACCCTGCCCGAGATGAACGTCGAGACCGGTGACCACTCCGCGACCCACACCCACGGTGGGAGCTGCGAGGTGTACTCCATCCCGCCGCCGTCCTTGAACTTCCCGGTCAGCGGTGCACCCGCGTCTTCGGTGCGGGGCCAGTACCCGGCAGCCTGCCCGGGCCCGCCGAATGCCTGGATGATCCCGAGAGCTGCCAGCGCGTTCGCTTGGGCTTCGTCCTTGTTGAACGGGTCCGTGCCGTTCAACGGGTCACCGACCAGGTGGACCAGGTGTGCAGGGGTCACGGGGGCGCCGAAGAACGCGAGGCAGAACTTCGCTGCCGGCGACTGGGTGGTGATGTCGATCTTGGAGATCCGACCAACCTGCGAGACCGGGATCCTGATGACAGTCCAAAGCCCCCCGTGGATGGCATGGCGGGGGATCTTCCCTGCGTCGGACTCACCGTCGAACGGGACGGTGATGTCCTGTTCCATACGGGACCGTTTGTTGACCGCTCCAGGGCTCCGTGCGGGGTCCGCTGCGGCGTCTCTGGCGTTCGCGCGGATGGACGCCAACGTCATCGCGTCCCGCGCGTGCTCGTCGAGGGTGACGGTCACGGAGTTGCCAGAGGGGGAAGCCTTGACGTCGGCGACGTGCAGCAGCGGGTTGCCGCCACGGAACCCGTTGATGCGGATGTTCTGGCCCTCGTCGATCAGCCACTTCGACCCGCCGTGCGGGTCTGTGGTGAACGTCGCGGACCCGGTCAGTCCGGGGCTCTTGTCGCGGGCCAGCTCGGCCTTCGCGGACCTGGTCGCCTCAGCTTTGGTGCTGGTGCCGAAGTCCTCGTTCGGGCGGTCGAACCGCATGATGGTGGCGTCGTAGGTCGGGTTCGGGCCGGTGATCGCACCACTGGCGGAGTACAGGTGCGGTTCGACCCGGGGGTCGATCGCCAGGGGTCGACGGTACGCCCCGGTCAGGTCGCCGCCACCGGATCCGACGGCGAACGTCGCAGCCCACGTCTGCCCGCCGATGATGCCGTCCTCGAGCAGGCCGTAGTCGTGCTGGATCCGCAAGCAGATCGCCGCATCGGAGGTGTTGTAGACCCCGTCGACGACCACGTCGGGGGTCAGGTTGAGCTCGTTGACCCTTCTCTGCCAGGTGGAGACGCCGGTACCGGAGTCGGTGTCTGCGTCGGTGGTGCCGATGGTGATGATCGCGGACGGGTTGGTGAACGGGAACGGGGGTGCGTCGTCGTCGAGGAACTTCGGGTAGCACATCCCCGACCAGGCGTAACCATCCGGGCCGATGCCGTGCCCGAAGATCGCGTTGACACTGGACAAGAGGTCCTCTGAGAGGGTGATCTCGATGCCGGGCGCACCAGCTGTGACGGTGTGGTGCACAGTGGTGCGGTCTTTGAGGCGCACCTGGTAGCCGCGGGTCGACCCGGGGATCTTCGCGACGGTCCACTGGTTGGATCCGTCGTCCTTCCACGCACCGCCGAGCAGTGCCTGGGCGTAGTCGATGGGTGAGTCGTCCGCGGACCCGCGGTACCTTCGCGGGATCCCCGTCAGGGTGTTGTTGGGTATCCCGAACCGGCGCGACACGACACTGTTGAAGGTGTTGCGGATCAGAGTCCCGATGTCGGTCGGGTTCAGGATCGTCGGGACCTGGATGCCCACGTGGTCGGCCTGGAACAAGGCACCTTCGGCCTGCCAGACGTTGCTGATGTCATCCTCGGAGCTGCCAGTCTCATCGGAGATGAAGTGGCCGGCGAACCGTTTGTGCCTGGTCGTGCCGTCGACGTCGAGGAGGAAGATTTCCACTGGGGCGCCGGGCTTGAGCCAGGACAGGTCCCCGGCGCCGATGACGTCGTACTGGGTGAGCTGGGGGAACGTGATCTGCGCGGACGTGTCGCCGAACGGTTCAGCTGTCGACCATTCGTCCACCAGGGTGGGGGTATTGCGGAAGTACGTGACATCACGACCGGACACGACCACGTGCAGGACACCGACGTCGGCCTCGACGATCGTCCACGCGTCTGAGACCCGTGCGTGCCCGTCCGCGTCGATGGTGGGCGCGGGCATGATGTGCGACTGGCGGCGCAGCATCCGCTCAGTGACCAGCGGCCCACCGGTACCGCCCGGGCCGGGCCCGCCAGTACCGTCGGGTGCGACGGCGAGCGGCGGGTTGACCACGAGGTCTGTGTCGGTCATGACGATGTCGAGCAGGGTTTTCTGTGACGTGTCCGCGGTCCACGGCAACAGGTGGATCAGGTCGAGGTTCAGGTCCGCAGCCAACGCCACATCGGAGCCGGTCGCCCCTGTGAGCGGGCGAGTCTGGGTCAGTGACGCGGCAAGAGCAACATCATCAGCACCAGCCGCAGCCAGGTCGACGGCCACCACCGGTTACGCGCCAGACGAGGTCGCAGTCAGCGCACCGACGGCGAGCTGAGGGGTGTCACCCGAGGCAACAGTCTTCGAGGTCGCCAGCGCGTAGTACCCGCAGAACGTGCCCGCTGTGGCTGCGTCGTACCGGCCGATGCCGACGACGGTCCCCCACGCACCGGTGGCGGTTGGCCAGGTGAGTGCGACCCCGTTGGCGATGGCGCGGGCTGCAGCGGCCGGGAAGTTCGTTGCGTTCTTGACCACGGCCACGCGAGCGTAGCCGTTGGTGGACGGCACCTCGACAGCGCCCGTGCCGACGTTGTCGCTCGGCGCAGTGGTCAGTAGTGCGTAGTAGGACGTGGCCGGGGACGTCGATGCTGCGCCTGCGTGCTCTACGTCGAGCTGGTTGTTCGCGCGTGCGTCGGAATAGCGGGAAGGCATGTCAGGCTCCTGTGCTCTCGGCGTCGGTCAGGGTCGCGGTCCCGAGGTCGAGGATCCGCACAGTGGCAGGGTTTTCAGTGGACTCATCAGCAGGCATGAGACTCCTCAGGGGGCTTCGGCGTGGATAGAACCAGCAGGCAGAACGGCCTGGGCGCCGGTGATGATCGTCTTGCCAACACCGACACGACCTGGGGCCATTGCCAGCCCGCCTGTCAGAGCGGTGAACAGCACGTAGTGGGTGACCGTGCCCCAATCCGCTGTCGCAACAGGGAAGGTCACGTCGACGGCGGATTCCTTCTGGCGCCCGCTGGCAGCAGTCCAGTTCGCACCGAGTAGGGCCACGCGGGCGTAGGAGCCACCCACAGGCTCTGTGACACCTGAGGACGCATCGTCGGCTGGGGTCGTCGTGGATAGGCCCACGTAACACGTGGCAGCCAGTGCGGAGTCGAGGGCGGCGTCAACGACGAAGGTTGCGAAGTGCATCAGGTGCCCCTCTCAGACGGTCGTGTTGGCTGGTGTGGGCTGGACGGGGATCTTGGCGATGAACGTGGACTGGCCTGCCATCGCCTGGAACTTGTCTAGCGGGAAACTTGAGTCGGAGCGCGTGGCACGCCACACGGACCGGGAGTTGCCGATGGTGACCTCGAGCAGCCACGACCACACCTCGAGCGCGTCGATGAGCGCCTGGCGGCGGGTGTTGATGATCGCCTGGGTTGAGCCCTCGATGATCACGACGAAGCCGTGCATGCCCCCTTCGAGGACTGCGGCGACGAGGAACTCGCCGTCGGCGTGGGGGGAGTGGACGGTGATGCGTCGCCAGGTGCGGTCCGGGGTGGAGACCTCGACAAGCTTGTACCCGCCGGCTTCGGTCAGGTCCAGGACCACTGCGGAGGCGTTGGACAGGATGCGGACTGTCGCAGCGAGGTCGGGGGTGGTCATGTGGGGCGCCTTCCGCCGAGCCGGGCCAACCTGGTCTGTTCGTAGGTCTTGCGGGCGTCGGCGGTGTCACGGAACGACGCGTGCTCGATGTGCAGCGGGAACTCCGACGTGCGGGTCTCGTTGATCGGTACCTTGACGACCTGCACCGCGCCCCCACCCCACGGCGATGCCACCCGCGACCCCAGGGGCCCACCGTCGGCATACCGGGGCAGGCGACGCTTGTTGACCGCGTCCATGAAGTCGGTGCCGTAGAAGTCGTGCGCGGCAACGGACTGGATGTACTCGCGCGGGTTGACCCGAGCGACCATGTTGTCGACCTTCGGACCCAGGAACATGCCCGGGACCACGCCACCCTCAGAGCCACCCCACATGGCCTTGGGGGGTGGCACGACCACGTTGTCCGCGGCCTTGCCGGGGTACCCCTCCAGACCCTTCCCGAACGACGCCACCACGTTGACCGTGGCCGTCGCGGTGGACCCGTCGATGCCACGCAACGCATACAGCACGCCGTCGATCACCGGGACCGCACGCGAGGCATCCACGACGATCTCGCCGCGGACCCCCGCGTTGAGTCGGGTGGCCAGCGTCGACACCGCCGTGTCGGATGGTTTGAGGCCGTTGGCGATGTCGATGCCGAACCCGGTCGACGCGTCCGAGATCCGACGAATGTCCGCGACCGAGACTTTCAGCTTCTTCGCCAGCTGCTCGATGGTCAGCTTGCCCTTGTCGACCAGGGTCGCCTGCTGGATCTGCATCGCGATCGGGAGGTCTTTGACTGCCTGGTCGGTGGCGGACCCGACCGCGATCGCCGTCAGGCGGGCCTGAGCCACCACGATCAGGTTCAGCCGGGCCAGCTGGGTTTCGGAGTCGTTGACCATCTTGATCATCGCCCCGGAGTGGTCCGACAGGATCGTGGCCAGGATCGGGCCGGCCTGTTTGGGGCCCTGCTCGAGCAGCCGTGCCACGACGTGGTAATCCAGGCCTTTCGCGGTGGCTGTGGTGATGTCCTTGGAGAACTGGGCAGCTTGGGCGATGGTCGCCTTGTACGTGTTCTTCAGGCCTGCCGTGCCGGTCTGGGCTTTGGCGGCGACGACGTCCTGCTGTGCGGCGGCGACGTCCTTCTGAGCCTTGGTCAGAGCTTGGGCGTCGGCGACAGATCGCTTCTTCTTCGCACCGACCCGCGCCTCGACGTCGGACAGGTTCTGCTTGGACGACGCGAGCTTGTCGTTGGCCGCGGTGAGCTTGTCAGCAGCAGCGGTGGGGTCGTACTGGCCCAGCACGTCAGTGTTGGACGTGAACGCCTTGGACGCCTTGTCCTGGGCGTCTTTGAGCGCGGTAGCGAACGCGGCCATGGCGTCGATGTCCTGGCCGATGTTCGCGGCCATGGCGCCAGTGGACAGCCCGGTCTGCTTTTCCAGGTCGCGCGTGTAGGCGACCAGCTTCAGCATTTCGTCGCCGGCGTCCTTGGGTGCCTTGGACAGGTCGACGTTCTGGCTCTTGGCGAGCTTGATCAGCGCATCGTCGGTGAGGCCGGTGGTGGTGCGCAGCCCGGCGAGGTTGGTGGTGACGTTCGCTGCGCGTGCCTTGAGCACACCGAGCGCGTCAGCTGCGGCGGCGCCGTCGTTGGCGACCTTCGCGAGCTCGTCGTTGCCGAACAGCAGCGAGAACCCACCCTTGATCACACCCAGAGTGCCCGTGTACTGCTTGCCGACCTCGATGGCGGCGTTCGCGGTCTTGGTCAGCTCGGCGACCCCGGCCTGCATCTTCGCCGGATCCAGGACGTCCGTTGACGTGCCCATGCCCTCGAACGTGGTTTTGGCCTTGTTCGCGGCGTCGTCCATCATCATGAACCCGCGCGCAGCCAGGAACAGGGCCGCACCGATCCCCAGGGTGGCGACGGTCTGCACGGTCAGCATGGACGCGGCCAGTGCCCGCAATGCCACGGTGCCGCCCTCAGCGGCTGTGATCAGCCCGACCAGACCCAACACGACGGGGGTCAGGATCATCCGGTTGAACGCGATGGTCACCGCGCCCAGGGATGGCAGCAGCGACGCACCGTAGACGATGGCCAACGCCAGGACGATGTCCTTGTGCTCGGCGATGAACCCGGTCGCGGCCGCCAACGCCCGAGCGATCGCGGTGATCCCGACGACGATCGCGCCGCCGGCGACCTCCAGCAGGGCCTTCGCGGCGGGTAGGGCCACCTGGGCGATGGTCTTCAGTGCAGCCACGACGTTCACCCCGACGGCCCACAACGCGGTGAACAGCGGGTTCAGCGCCCGCACCCCAGCTTGTAGGTCGGGCATTGCGCTCTTGGACAGGTTCATCATGGACTGCATCAGGGTGGTCAGCACCGGCAGGAGTTTGAGACCGACCTCGATCGTTCCCGCCTTGATCGCGTTGACCACGAGGGTCCACTGCGCGGACGTGGCCTTCATCTGCTCCGAGAGGGCGGCCGCGGTCGCCCCAGCACCCGCGTGAGCTGCGGACCACTGCGCCACGACGTCGGTGTACAGCTTGCCCTGGTCTGAGGTCAGCGCCAGCGCGCCCCGCAGCCCACGGATGTCGACGAACAGCTCAGACATGGTCGAGACGTTGCCGCCGGTGACCCGCTGCAGGTCGGCCATGACCCCGGTCAGGCCCTTGGTCTTCAGCGCACTGACCCCGGACTCGTACCCCAGCGACTTGAACACCCCAGCCAGGGCGTCACTGGGCTGGATCATCTCGGCCAGGACCCGGTTCAGTGAGGTGAACGACTCAGCGGGCACGATGCCCGCCCTGGTCATCGTGGCGATCGCCTGACCGACGGCGTCGATGGACACCCCAGCGGCGGCCGCAGTACCAACGACCGTGCCGATGCCCTGGCCAAGGTCGCTGAAGGTCAGGACACCAAGGTTGACGGTCTGGAACAGGGTATCCGAGACGTCCTTCGCGGACGCAGCAGACAGACCGTAGGCGTTCAGAACCCCGGAGATGGCCTGCGCAGCGGTGGCCGTGGTCGACAGGCCCGCAGTGGCGGCCTTCGCGGACGCCTCCAGGACCTGCAAACCTTGCGCGCCCTGGAACCCCGAGCTCGCGATGTCGTACAAGCCCTGGCTGAGGTTGTTCGCATCCTGCGGCAACGTCTTAGACAGGTCCAGGACCTTCTGAGACAACCCACTCAGCGCCTGCTCGCTCATCCCTGTGATCGAGTTGACGTTGCGCATGTTTGTCTCGAACTGCGCGGACAGCTGGATGCCGGTGCCGAACGCGGTGAGTAGCTGTCGCCCCAGCATGAAAGCCCCAGCCGCAGCCAACCCCAGGCCAGCAGCGACCCGCAACCCACCCACCGAGTAGTACTCGGACAGCCGCAGGGCGATCCTGGCGTGCCGGTCGGCCTCGTTAGCGGCCTTCCCTGTCGCGATCCCCACGGCCTGCATGCCAGCGGCTGTGGTCCGCGACGACGTTTGGGTCTGCCGCGCTGTCTTCTGTGCGGTCGCCCCGAGCCGCGCGGTCGCCTGCTCGGTCTCACCCATCGACTTGGTTGCGCCACGCTGACCGGTCTCGACGTCTTTAGCGAACCCTCGGATCGACGTCCTGGCCTCGTTGAGACGTTTGTTCAGGTCGGCGTTCGACCCGACGATCTTGACGCTGATGGTGCGAACGCCCATGTGTCAGTCCTCCTGCTCGATGACAGCGACCAGGTGGTGGTGGTACCGGTGAGACTGGTCGGGCGGGATGGTCGCCTCGACCTGGGCTTTGAGCTCGCACTGCACGCACGGACGAGACACGACGGTGAACGCACCCACGGCGCCCATCAGGTCGGCAGGGACACCACAACCGGGGCACCGGTCCGCGGCACGCACCTCGTAGGCAAGGGCGAGGTCTTGGTCTCGTTCCGACCAGGACAGGAACTGGGTGTGCGGGATCCCATGAGCGGCGCAGTACCCGACCTCAGCGGCCAGACGTGGGTCCCTGTTGAGGCGCCTGCGTGCCCATTCGATGCTGGTGATGTTCAGGGCCACACACCGGCGGAACAGGTCCTCACCAGCGTCAATGGGCCATTCGTTCCACCAGTCCGTGGCTGTGGGCACGTCGACCCGGTCCCGTGGTTGGTCTTCCTCGTCAGACCAGGAGGTGACCGACGCTGCGATCAGCGCCGGCGCGAACGTCGCCTCCAACCACAGGTCCCGACCCTTCACTGGAGGGTGGGCCTCGACGAGCTCGTCAAAGGCGACGCGACCTATCGAGGCGAGGCGGACCGTGATGGTCCCGTCGTCGCCCTGGTAGGTCGCCCCGTCTTTGCGCACCGGTCAGGCCTTGCGTCGCTTCGGGTCGGCCACGGGTGCTTGGGACTGGGCGAGCTGGGCGTGGACGAACAGGGCGTTGATCTCGACGTCGTTCCAGTTCTGCCCGTGGAAGACGGCCTCGATGTCAGCATCGGACAGGACCGGGTCAACACATGCGGTCTGGACAAGCGCTTCGGGGAACGTGTCCAGGTTCCAAGGAGCGCGGGACCCCTCACCAACAGCGGCGGCGGCCTCGTGGTCCTCGTCACGGGCCGGGTGTGCGGCGAGGAGCTCGAAGAACGCTTTGCGGCCCAGGGACCGGAACGTGAACCAGGTGGTCGCGGCGTCCATGGCGTCCAGCGCTGCGGTCGTGGCGGCTTCGAGTGGTGCGAGTTCGGCGGCGTCTGCTTCGTCAACACTGGCGCGGATGATCTGCGGGTCGATGACGTCGGTGGCCTCAGCTGTGGCGCGGGCTTCAGCGAGGCGGCGGGGTCGGGATGCGTCGAGGCGTTCTTTCGCGGCGGTCAGGTCACGCTCGGCGTCGTCGACGGCTTCGACGGTGGTGTCGTCCAGGTAGATGCCGACAGTGACGCGGCGGGGAAGTTTCCCGAGCCGGTCTTGCGGGGGCTTGGGCTGTGTCTTCGGTGCGGTCATGCGCTGGGGCTCCTTGTGGTTATGGGCTGCCGGTCAGCGACATGGGCTGGGGTGGTGCTTCCCGGCCCCACCCCAGCGGCGTCAGGCCGCGGGCTGCGTGTGCCCGCACGCGGTGCCTGCGGCGCTCCCCGCGCCCCTGCTGACGTCCCGATGACCGACGGACGAGCGACTGCAGGGGTGCGGTTGACGCGCACTGAATGGGTGGGGCCGGGAGACTGGTGGTTACGCGACGACCGCGTTCTTCTCCTGCGCCCCAGTGATGGCGAGCTCGGCGACGTACCGGGCCGGCTCGGCATCCAGGGAGAAGGACCGGTTCTTGGAACCGATACGGATCGGCCAGACCTCGACCTTGGCCGCGGCGGTGAACACGTTGGCCACAGGGTTGATGACGATGAACCCGGTGGCCTGCTCCGCCAGGGCGGTGTAGATGTTCTTGCGGGCCAGGTCGTCACCGGTCGCGCCGGTGCCGTCATCCTCGATGAGGGTGAGCTTGGCGTCGCCGAACTGCTGCGGGCCGTCGATCTGCACTTCCTGCTTGTACTTCAGCAGGGCCTGGTTGATCCTGTTGAGCTGGGTCTCGAAGCCCTCCATGGAGGCGAGGCCTGGACCGAGGTCCGTGCCGGCAGTGATCTCGGCTGCGGTGGGTGCGGCGATGGCCACGATGGTGGGGACGAAGCGGACACCTGTGGTGCCGCGACGGAAGAACATGCCCATGTCAGACGCTCGCCTTCGGGGTTGCGGTCACGGGTGCCTGGGCGGGCGTGGACTTCGGGCCTTCGGCGGCGGGCTCGTCGGTGACGAGGACGAAGCCCTTGGGCTCCCAGACCTGGTCGAAGGCTTCCTGCGTGGTGACGGCCTGCTCGCCGCCTGACAGCTTGGGGTTCGTCATGATGACGGTGCTCATTGGTACTCCCGTGGGGTGGGCCAGTCTCAGCCACGGCCCCGATCTCGGAGTACGCCGTCGTCCGCGTGGTGCGTTGGTGCCTGGGAGGGCGCGGTCCGCTCCCAATCCCTCACGCTAGAGCGTGGGTGTGTCCCGTAGAGTGTGACACGCCACGACGGGCAGCGCTCAGCCAGCGGTGAGCACGCCAGCCTGGAGGAACCCGTGGTAGTCACCAGCGAGGATGGAGCCCGCACCAGCAGTACAGGTGTTGGCCCCCGTATTGCCGCCCTTGCCGACGGTGACGTTGCACTGGCGCGGGTCGCCCTCGCGCACCCAGCACGAGTGCGCCTCACCCTTGCGGTCGCAGTTGGATGCCTGCGAGTCGACACACCAGTCTGAACCGTTGGGCAACTTCACACACAGGGTAATGCCGTCGTCCGGTGGGGTCTGCTTGTCGTAGAACATGCGGTACCACGGCGCACTGTAGGTCGCTCCTGGCGGCAAGTTCCGCTTGCCATAGGTCTGACCGGTGGCTGGGTTCACGTATTCGCGGTCGGTGAACATCTGCCAGTGGTCGGCCTCGGTGAAGGCGTAGCCGCAGCCCCGCTCGCAGTGCATCGGCCAGCGCGGGTCGGCGTGGTCGGCCACAGCGGGCTGGGCGCGCATGGTGCCCTCGTCGTCGATCTCGGCCGGGACTGTACCGAAGGGTGCCATCGCGTTGTGCCAGCCCTCGGCGCAGGTCCACCCGCCGCTGCTGTTGGTGTAGCGGCGCAGGGAGACGATGCACTCGCCGGATTCCTCGACCCAGAATGTGGGCGTCGCTGGGTACATGGCGGACTCCTTCAGGGGCGTTGGTAGGTGATTTCGAACGTTTCGAACTGCTGCCACAGCCCGCCGACCAGGTCCGGCTCGCCGTCCCAGTTGGCCTCACGGGTGATCACCTTCGCGGTGGTCAACGCCATGGCCGTGGTGTACCCGGTCCGGGCGCGTGCAGCGACCCGGGCCCGGATCATGTCGAACAGGGCCCGGGTCTGGGTCTCGGTCGGGCACACGGCGCGCAGGCCCAGCTGTAGACGCAGGATGTCCTGGAACCCCGACTGTTCCGCCGCGGCGATGGGTGTGGATCCGGGGAGCATGGACGCCACGAAGAACGGCAGGACCACGTCTGGGGGTGGGGAGTCCTGGTGCCCGGTGAGCGTCTTGCCGCCCATGGCGGCAGGTAGGACGCCGGACAGCCAGGTCACGAGTTCGGCGACAACCACGGTGGGCTGCCAGATCGGGTCAACCATCGGTGGCACTTCCTCTCGCACGGGCTAGGACGGTCTCTACTGCGGTACGGACCGTGGTCTGGAACTTGGGTTCGATGGTGTCGGCGGCGGGTTTCCAGTGCGGGTACGGCGGCTGCTTGTAGACGCGGCCGGCGGAGTCGACACCGACGAACCCGTACTCGAGCCGGTTGCCTTGGACACTGTTCGTGTAGACGTCGCCTTGTACGGCACGCTCACCGTCCAGCGTGCCTGAGCTGAACTCCAGGCTGATGGAACGTCGGTAGTCACCGGTGGCGACGTTCGGGCCCGGCCCGGTGCCGGGGATGTGTGAGCGGCCGGCTTTGTGGAACCCTGTGGAGGCGTTGATCTTGACTTGGTTCTGCAGGAGCATCCCGTACTCGCGGATGGTGGTCTCCATGGCTTGGCCGACCTGGTGGCCGATCTCTTCGAGGTCGATGTTGGTGCCAGCGAAGGACACCTCGATGGACAGTTCGTCAGCCATCAGCGTTCCGCGGTCAGGTACGCCACGAGCTGCGGGTTGTCGCGCAGCACGCAGACGATGGGCGACTCGAAGGCTGCGACGACAGCCTCCTCGCGGTCGCTCTTCTCCTTGCCCAAGTGGCGCCAGTCGGAGCTGCCTATGACGGTGTAGCAGAGGGCGTGCATGACCTCATGCCACAGCGTCGAACGAACCACCTCCGGCGCGCATTCAGGGTTGATGTAGATGATGGCCATGGCGTTGTCGGTGTGCCCAACGAAGCCGGAGCGCTTGTTCGCGTGCTCGAAGCGCACCCACTCGTCGAGGTCGATGGTCACCCGGTAGGTGATTGAGCCGACGCGGACGGTGTCCGGAATGTTTCCCATCAGACCTGCCCGGTTTCGGGGTAGGCCACAACACTCAGGTCACGGATCGCGCCCGCACTGGAGTCGGGGATGGCCTTGACGATGAACTTCCGAGACACCGACAGTCGCGGGTCACGACAAGCCAGGACAGTGAACACGTCACCGACCAGCACGTTGGTGGTCGTGACGGGCAGGACCAGCCGCCACTGGTTGTCCGCCCTCACGGTGCCCGGGTAGGGCTGCTGGCCGTTGGCGCCCCCGGCTTGGGGGACGAGGATCGCGTCGACGTCGGCGTAGGTCACCGGTGCGGCCGTCACGACGGTCTCAACGAGGGTGTCTGCGTGGACGGTGGTCTTGTCGTGCCCTCGTTGGGCCTTGACTCGGGTGCCGCTGGTGGCGATGGCCTGCTCGGCCAGCGACTGAGCACGGCCGAAGAGGGCGTTCAGGTCGAGGCTCACTCGACTGTGTCCCCGGTGGCGATGGCTTGGGCCATCTCGATGAGCAGTTCGAGGGCGACGTCGATCGGGTTCCGGTTGAACCCTGCCTGGAGTGCGGCCTGGGCGAGGTGGTCGGGGTTGACGGACTGGAGGAACTCGACGGTGTTGACGTTCTGCACGATGTTGACCTCAGCTGGGCCGTTGTAGGTCACGCCTGCGTTGAGTTCGACGAACACCCTGGTGGGCCGGGTTCTGCGGTCGCCGGCCTGGATGGTCACCCCGCCGAGGGTGACACGGTTGGACAGGTCATGGCCGTCGACCGTCAGTGTCCCGACGCCGAGGGCATCGATGCAGACATGGACGGGATGCAGCACTGGGGCGGGGTCGTTGTGCTCGGTCTCGATGAGGGTTTCGTTTGTGGGCATGCCGCTCATCGTGCCACCGTCGCGCGTGGTTTGCCACACAACACACTCAGCCAGCGCGGCGAGCCTGCAACGCAGCCAGGCGGGTCGCAGCGGGGCCACGGACCACCGACGCGACCGGTGCCAGCGTCCCGTTACCCCGACGGTCGACCACCTTGCGGAACCCCACGTCGGCACCGTCAGCGGCGTCCTTGAGCTGCTGGGCGGTGAACTGTGGGCCCATCGGCTTCGCACCGATCAGGGACTTGATGTCGGGGCGGGCGATGGTGGTCCGGCGGCAGTTGGGGTGGCTGATCGGCCACGCTCTGGCTTCGTCGAGGGTGACGATCATGCCGTTGGCCTGGGTGGTGTCGTCGTGCGACGTCCACCCGCAGTTCGGTCCGTCCATGACCTCCATGAACTTCACCTTGTGCGACTCGGCCTGGTTGAATCCGCCGATCTGGTAGGCCTCGGCGGTTTTGGTCCGCACGACCATGTCTGCGTAGGACGCGAGGCCGTGGCGGGAGCCGTCCTTGTAGACGATCGCAGCCACGCTCTGGCTCCGGAGTGCCTTGGCGAGGTCACGGCCGGCCTGTGTGGCTGGGGTGCCGGTGTAGAGCCGGTCTGAGACGTGGTCGCGGGCCAGGGTACGGATCAGGTCCTTGGTCGTTTGGCGCATATGCGTGGTTGCAGCTAGCAAATCATCGTGAGTGTCAATGGCCAGGGCCGTGATGGCGTCCAAGTCAACCCCGGTCGACGCGACCGCCCCACCGACAGTCAGCGCGGTGGCGTGCGCGCCCAGCAGGTACGCGTCACGGACCCCGGCCAGGACGTGCCGGGCCGCGATCTCATCGGCTGCGTCAGCCAACCCGGCAATGTGGGTCTGGAGCTCCAGGAGGCGGCGTCTGCGGGCCGCGGCGCCCATGGTCGGCCAGTCAGCCTCCAGCGCGTCCACCTGCGCGCCCACACGGGCCCAGACGCGTTCCAGGTCCCTGCGCAGGATGATCGTCAGGGCCTCGATCGCGTCGGCGATCGCCGACGGGTTGTCAGCCACGGGCGGTGACCCTGCGCAGGTGCGTCGAGGTCGAGGTGCTCCCGGTCACGTCAGCGGTCTCGGCCTGCTCGAGGCGAAGGATCTGCGCGTCGAGCGCGACCAGGTCCGTCTTTGCTTGCGACACGGAAAGGATTCCTGTCAGCGTGAAGCTGGAGGCTTCGGACCCGCCGGCACCAGCAGCCTTGCGGCGCTTCAGGACTCGCAACGCGACCAGGCGCCACCGGTCAGCCAACGCGACCGCATACGACTGCAGGTCAGTGTCAGTGGGTGGGGTGGCGTCGCCGACCTCATCACGGATCAGGTCAAGGTCGGTCGAGGTCAGCGCCATTATTCGTATCCTCCGTCGCACGCGGAACTTGCTGATAAGTGGGAACGGCCCCGCGCCCACGACTCGTGGTCAGTGGGTGCGGGGCCGCGTCATGATGCCCAGGTCAGGCTTTGGCGGGCTCAGTGTCGGGGGTCGGGGAAGTGGCCTCCGGTACTGGGTCGGGTTGCGGGTCGCCGGATTCGTCGGCGACCCGGGCTTTCGCCGGACCGCGCGTCCGCTTGGGGCGTGCCGGTTTGGGCTGGTCGCCCTCACCGTCGGCCTCGTCGGGCTCGGTGTCGGCGAGCAGATGCGCACCCACCACGAAACCCTCCGGAACCTCGTCGCCAGCAACCAGGACGACCGGACCGGCCGATGCGTGAAGGAACACCGACCCATCCAAGTCATCCCGTATGCGTGCCACGATCAGAGCACCGTCGCGGACAGCAGGCCGGCGATGTCAGCCGCGACCGGCATGAACGTCGCGTTGACCTTCGTCCAACCCGTGACCGGGTCCGGGGTCTTCCATGCGGAAGCGACCAGGCC